TGGTGACACCCAGACCTTCTTTGATGAAGACGGTAAGGTCATCGATCTGCAGCAAGCACAACGATTGTCTGTCAGTCAATGCGCACAAGTCTCGTATCGTAAGACAGATGCAAGTGCAGAAAAAGCGGACGACATCTTTGCAAAGCTGGTAGACTCAGAACCCGTGCATGCAAGTCCTACAGAGCACCAAGCAACCCCAATGCAAGTCCTGAATATGGATCTGCTGATTGACGCTCTGTCGGATCGACAAGACGCAGAGGATTCTTTGCACGCTTCGCATTTCTTTGACATCGGTATTACTGCACTGACCTTCGACGAAAACAACTTCGTTCCGATGTCGGGTAATCTCCGCGGTTGGAGTCAGTACCGTCAGCAGATCAAGAACAATGTCAAACGAGGCTGATGTATGAAAGCACAAGACAAAATGCAGATTGAATTTTCTGCTGTAGAAGTCGGAATGCTCCTTCGTCTGCAAAACCCTTGTAGTGAAGTCATTTGTGGTGCTGTACAAGAAATTAAGGAACATCAAAACCCTGGTGCCTCTTTCGTTCTAAAAGTGCTACCTTACGGGTACATCCGGGCAGTTTGGGACATTGAAGCATGGCAGATTTACCTGATTTCTCCTGGTCTGTTTAGCTCTTTCTCACCGAGTTACGGAGACTAACATGACCCGGAAATACAGCAATCGCGTCATGAATCCTCTCGTGAATCACAAAGAACTCGTTGCTCTGGTTGCGGATCGTTGCGGATACCACAAATATGAAGTCGACGATGTTATTCGATCTTTGGTTGTGGTACTCGCACAGCAGGTTCGTGCAGGTAATACCGTAGAACTGATGGATGTTGGTACTGTAGGCATTTGTCCTCGTCACGAGAAGGAACGGACAATTAAGGACTTGCACGGTGAAGGTGATTTGCATCTTCCAGAGCGCATTCTGCTGGCACCGAAGTTCCAGTTGTCAGCAGGCTTCATCCAAGCTGTCAAGGATGGTTATTCTGGTTCTATCAAAGAAGGACCGATTGACAAGGAGGATGGTATTGCAAGCTGATACAAACGAACTAAAATTCTTTGAGCGTTTTCGTAGTGGTGACATGCAGATTCCTGAAAGCAAAGAATGGGTTTTTATTCATGCTTTCAAGGTTAAGAGCACTGATCACCCTTTGTGTCAGTCTGCTGCGTACTTTCTACAAACGAATCAGTACATCAGTCCTGGTGATTTCTTTCGTAGTTTGAATGCTGCTGGAAATGAAGCTCTTGGTGATATGTCTGACAATTTCATGCAGCTGGCGATGATGAGTACATTGTTGGCTGCGTTTGAAGGTGATGGTCTGATTCATGAGTCCAGGGTTCTTCCTCAGACTCAGAACCTGCTGGCTTTGATTCAGATTCACCTGTTTGCAGCATTCGGTCTTGGTGAAGCTATGTACGAGAACTTTACGGTTCTTGAAGAAGTACAGATGGACAACCCAAGGTTTTATCGTCCGTTTCCTGAAGTCTAATAAAGGAGAACCCTTGTCATATCCTAAAGGTTTCAAGCCTATGCTCGCTCAAGCAGTAGAGCTAGACGAAATCAAATTCCCTGTTCTGGCTAGTTCTAAGCTAGACGGTATTCGTGCTTGTATCTTCGATGGTGTTGCGTACTCTCGTAGTCTCAAGCCTATTCCGAACAAGCGTATTCAAGAATGGGCAAAGGATTACTCTGCTGATCTGGAAGGTCTAGACGGTGAATTCATCTGTGGTGATCCTACTGACGAACTTGTCTTCAACAAGACGACTCGTGTCTGTATGAAAGCTGACAGCACCGAAGACTTCCGTTTCTACGTCTTTGATCGCGTTGATCCTTCCATGGATGCTCTAGAGCGATACCACAGCCTCTTTAGCTGTACTCTGGACAAGGCAGACGGTAAGATTGTCATTGTCAATCAAGAGTACTGCGACAACGTTGAACAGCTTCAGGTCATCGAAGAAAGCAATCTCGTTTCTGGATACGAAGGGACGATGCTGAAGAATCCCGATGGTCTATACAAGTACGGTCGTGCTACGGTTAAGGCGGGTCAGCTTCTGAAGCGCAAGCTCTTTGTTGATGCCGAATTCACTTGCGTTGGTTTTACCGAACTGATGCACAACGCAAACGAAGCTAAGGTTGATGCTCTGGGTCATACCGAACGTAGCTCTTGCTCTGAAGGTCTTGTTGGTATGCAGACCCTGGGTTCTCTGCTGTGCTGTACGCCTGAAGGTGTAGAGTTCGGTGTAGGGACTGGTTATACTCAAGCTCTTCGACAAGAACTGTGGGACAACCGACAGAACCTGATCGGAGCAAAGATCAAGGTGAAGTACTTTGAGATTGGTGCTCTGGAAGCACCTCGATTCCCTGTGTTCCTTGGTGTCCGTCACCCTGACGATCTGAGTTAAATCTAAAGAAAGGAAACCTTATGGCTAAAAAGCTCACTCCTACTGCTGTCACCCCTGAAGAACTTGCTGAAATGCTTGATGCTTGGGGACGACAGGGTGTCAAGTTCAATGTTGAAAACCTAGTTCTGAAGAGTTTTACCGCTCCGCATCAGATTGGTGTTGAACTACTAGAGGACGTGGTTCATGACGAACATACCGATGAATGGCGTTGGGGTTCTGTCTACTACTCTGTCATTGACGCATTTGGTAATTTCTACGGTGTTAGCTATCGCACTCAACCCGAAGAAGGTATCACTGATGACGGGGACATGGAATTCCGTCTCGTTGAACAACGTGAGCGAGCGCTTGTTGTTTATGAATGGGTTGATCCGTTTCAAGAGGACTAATGTCTTTCCGCAGGCATACCAAGTGCGATAACTGCGGGAGTTCTGACGGTCGTGCTGTATACCAAGATGGAGGCGAACACTGCTTTGTCTGCGGGTTCACTATCCTTTCAGAAGACTACAAGAACTCCCTGTCAGAACAGAAGAACAGAACGAGTCGAGTCCGATCCTTTGATTCAGGAAAGGTTTTTAAGCAATACAAGGATGAAGGAGGTTCTTTGTCGGAAAAGACTAAACCTGCTATGACGCAGGAAGAGTACCAAGAAATTAAGAGCTACACGAGTAGTTCTTGCAATGAATACCGTGGTATCCGTGATGATGTCTGTTCGTACTTTGGTGTACGAGTAGCGTATGGCGAAGCTGAAGAAGCAGGGGAACCAGACCCTGTTCTGTACCGGTTCTATCCGTGTACGCAAGAAGGTAAGCTGGTTGGTCTGAAACGCCGAGAGCACCCGAAGACCTTTGTCAGTATCGGTCGTACAGGCGCAGATTGCGAACTCTTTATGCAGTTCCGCTTTACTCGTCCTGGTAAGTACTTGCTGATTACTGAAGGCGAAGAAGATGCTCTGGCTGCTTATCAGATGCTTTCTGATTACAACAAGAGCAAAGGTTGGGATTACGAGACTGCTGTAGTTTCGGCTACTACCGGTGCCAATTCATACAAACAGATTGCAGCGCAGTACGAGTTCATCAACAAGTATGAGAATGTTATTCTTTCGTACGACAATGACGCAGCAGGTAAAGACGCAGTAGAGAAGCTACTCGGTGTCCTACCTAAAGGCAAGGTCAAGGTTATGCAAATGCGCCACAAGGACGCAAATGAATACCTGCTGAAAGGCGACGTCCGGAACTTCATCACTGACTTCTACGATGCTGAGAAACCCGTCCCAAGTGGTGTTCTGTCATCCGATTGTCTGTACGATGAACTGCTGAAACAGGTTGGTACAGCCAAGGTTCCTTTCCCTGACTTCTTTGGCGAAATCGACAAATTCCTTCCGGGTGGAATGCCGCTTGGTCATATCATCAACATTGCTGCACCAACCTCGGTAGGTAAGACAACCCTTGTCAACGAACTGATTTACTTCTGGATCTACGAGAGTCCGCACCAAGTTGGTGTTGTCAGTATGGAGCTAGATTCAGGGCAGTACGCAGAAGCACTGCTGTCTAGGCATTTGCAGAAGAAACTGTCTCTGATCGCTGATGAAGATGAAAAGTTAGCGTACCTGCAACGCAAGGATGTCCAGCAGAAAGCACAGGAACTTTTCCGTAAAGAAAACGGTGATCCTCGGTTCTATCTGCTGGATAATCGAGACGCTTCTGTCAGTGAAATCCAGCAGACGATTGAACAGCTTGTCATCAGTTGCGACTGCAAGGTCATCGTTGTTGACGTTCTGCAAGACATTATTGCTGCCTTGAGCATTGAAGAACAAGAACAATTCATGTCTTGGTGTAAGGGGATGATCAAGAGTCACAAGATTCTGCTGATTCTGATCAACCATACTCGCAAGGGTAAGAACGGTGACGAAGGTTCTGCTCACGATGAAAACAACATTCACGGTAGCTCTAGCATCGTCAAGAGCGCAAGTCTGAATGTCATCCTTCGTCGGGACAAGATGCACGAAGATCCTGTTGTTCGCAACCAGACTGAAATCTACATCCCTAAGAATCGCATCTATGGCTTGACAGGTTCTGCTGGTCTGATCTACTATGACAACGACACGCACACTCTGCACTCTTGGGAGAAGTTCTTGAAGCAGAAGCCTGAGAGTGTGCGTTGATTTATTGACGAAAGGAATTAACAATGGCAAAGGTCAAAATCAATATTTTGGTTGAGGTGGAATACGAACTCGATCCTGCACAATATCCTGGTTGTAGCACTCCTCAGGAAATGCTTTCTGTTGACCTGTCCGGGGGTCGATGCTGACCCGTACATGATGCTCGATTCCCCGAACGCAAAATGGACCATCACGGGCGAGTTGCTGTCTCTATAAAACTAAAGTAACCCTGACCGGATAGTTGCCTTGTGCTTCTATCCGGTTTTCTGCTTTGTGTAATAAACCTTACTCCAGAAAGGACAACCTTGTCAGAAGCACCCGAATACGTCTTTGGTCAAGAGCATTGGACCTACGACGTTGAAAGCTATCCAAATGTCTTCACATTCTGTATCCTAAATAAGTACCGCGGAATCTCCCGAATCTTTGAGGTATCGGAATACCTAAATGAACTAGACAAGGTTTACACCTGTCTTGATTACTTGCACGAGAATGATCAGGTCATGGTTGGATTCAACAACCTCGGATACGACTACAACATGCTTGACGAACTCCTGCAAAATCGCAAGTTCTTCAGTAACAAGTCAGGTCTGTTTATCGCTCAGAAACTATATCAAAAGACGCAAGAGATTATCGAGGGTATGCGCCATACTGGTTTTGGTAGCACCATTCCGTATTCTGATCGTTACGTTAAGCAACTTGATCTATTCAAGATTTGGCACTTCGATAACAAAGCGAAGGCTACTTCTCTGAAGATGCTTGAGTTCAACATGCGAGAGCAGAATATCGAAGACCTTCCGTTTCCCGTTGGCTCTGTCCTGACACAAGAGCAAGTTCAGATTCTGAAGACGTACAACAAGCATGATGTCAACATGACGGATGTATTCCGAGAAAAGAGCAAACCGAATATCGAGTTCCGTACTTCTCTCAGTGCAAAATACAACCGAGATTTCAGTAATCACAACGATACCAAGATTGGTAAAGACTACTTCGTGATGCGCCTAGAGGAAGAGGGAATTCCTTGCTATATCAAAGAGAATGGTCGTCGAAAGATCCGACAGACTAAACGACACTGGGTTGATATTGGTGATTGCTTGTTTGATTATTACGACTTCCAAGAACCCGCTTTCATCGCTGTCAAGGAATGGTTTGCTCGCCAACGTATTACAGAAACCAAGGGTGTATTCAGTGATCTAGAAGAGCATGACCTTGGTGACGTTGCGAAGTACGCCGAGTTCGTTACGAAGCAAAAGAAGGTCAAGAGTAAAGACGATTCGGTTGCTGACAAACTCAAGAAGGAGCATCCTTGCGGGATCTTCGTTGAGAAGACCCTGAAGGCTACCGAAACTGTCAAGCTAGAAGATGGTACGAAAATCAAGCGCAACAAGACATCGTTGTATTTCCAATGGAAAGTTGCTGAGACTCTGAACGTTGTTGTCAATGGTTTCCGCTTTGACTTCGGTGTTGGTGGTATTCACGGTTCGTTGCGAAGCGCAATTGTGCGAAAGGATGAAGATACTTGTATTGTTGATGCGGACGTTTAAGGTAACTTGAGGCGTCCTAAAACCTCGTGAATTGCTGGAAACTCCTTAGAGAATCCTGAGCTACAACGCAGACCCAAAGGTCAGACGTGAACGCTTGAAAATCAGGATTATTGGACAATCAGCAGCGAAGCCCTGTATACCAAGGGGAACGTTCAGAGACTATCGAAAGTATTCCGCAAGGAAGTAAATGAGTAGAGTAGGCTAGCGCCGAAGCGCGAGGGTCCGAAAGGATAAGATATAGTCCGGCTTGGGTTGAAAGACCCTGGGTTTAGTCAAGTATGTACCCCAACATCGCTATCAGTAATAACGTCTATCCGAAGCATCTCGGTCTAGAGTTCTGTAGCATTTACAAGGACGTGTACGAACAACGCAAATCCTTCCCGAAGGGTTCTGTAGAGAACGCAATGCTGAAGCTAGCCCTGAACGGTGTCTACGGTGACAGCAACAATGCTTTCAGTCCGTTCTATGACAGTGCATACACTATGTCGATTACGGTCAACGGTCAGCTTTCGTTGTGCTTGCTTGCTGAGAAGCTACTGAAGGTTCCTGGTCTGAGTCTTATTCAGGTCAATACCGATGGTGTCACCTGCAAACTACCGAAGTCATCTCGTCCTGCATACGACAAGGTTTGCAAGGATTGGCAAGAGCAAGTCAAGCTAGAACTTGAGTACGCTGAATACGAAGCGATGTTTATCCGTGATGTCAACAACTATATTGCGCTGTATACGAACGGAAAGCTAAAGAACAAAGGAGCGTACGAGTACAAGAATCTTGATTGGCACAAGAACCAAAGCTGTCTGGTGGTACCTATGTGCGCAGAAGCTGTCATGCTCAAGGGTGTAGATCCTGAAGAATTCCTGAAGGAGCACCTTGCTGCTGATCCGAAGAATGTATTTGATTTCATGCTCAGGACTAAGGTTCCGCGTAGTTCTAGGCTTGTCCTGGTTCACGATGATGGATCGGAGACACAACAGCAGAACATCTGCCGATACTATCCGAGTACCGAAGGGTCTAAGCTCGTCAAGATCATGCCTGCGTTGGCTACAGATGAAGACGAAGGAGACGGGATCGTTCAGGAAGATGCTGATGTTGACCCGAGCAAGGAGCGCAGGTTGGCTATCGATTCGGACTGGTTGATTAAGACTTGTAATGACATGCGAGATTACGACGGAAGTATTGACCTGAACTACTACATACAGGAAGTGCAGAAGCTGGTCATCCTTCAGACAGAAGAACCTGAGCAAACACAAGGGTCTTTCTTGCACGCAGATCCGTTCTGAAGGTATAGTTCAGACATCGAATCAACGAGCCGGGTTGACCGGCTTACGAAAGGAAACAGATGCGCTACACGTACCGTTTTGAAATTCAAGGTTCTGCTGCTGAAATGCAAGGTGTTTATACGATCCTCACTCCTAGTCTTCGCAGGTTAACCGTTGTGCATTGCGAGAAAGCAGCACGAGACATCGTTGACGAGTTGAACTTTCTGTACCGAAAAGCCTAATTGAAGGAGTAGACATGAACAATCACTCTGAGTATTACTGGACGCACGTTGTTGACAACGATCCTCCTGCTGTGGATACCTATGTCATTTGGGACGCCGCACGTCGGTATGTCGCGTCTACCGACACTGAAGTAAACGCACAACTACTCGTCAATGAGTTCAATAGTATGCTGCGTGCAATTCGTGCAATTCGTGCAATGTGCTGAAAGGAAGACATGCACAATCGAAACGAGTATTACTGGAAATATGATGTCGATAACATTGAGGATCAAACTGTAGAAAGTTACCTCATTTTCGACTACAAAAACCGGTATGTATGTGGTGCCGATACCGAAGAAGAAGCGCAGAAAGCAGTTGATGCGTTCAACAACTCCTTGCGTGCAATTCGC